GACGACTCGTAAATTTCGCGTCGAATTGTATATTTTTTCAATTCTTTAGCGGTCTTGATAATGCCGCCTTCCGCCACTTTCCTCATGCCAAGAGACTTGACATATTCGCTTACATTTAAAATGTCATCAAATGAAAGGCCAAGAGACTGAACTCGTTGAGCAATGATAACATCATCAATATCTTCATGAGCTTCTAATGCTTGTCGAACAATCGTAAAAATTGTTTTATTAATGCTATTATCTTCGCTATAGAAATCCTTCTCGTTAATAAACGCAGAGATTTCAAAATAGTTTTGCGGATTTTTAATCAAACCCGCCAGTAGTTGTTTTTCAAGTTCGTAAGAGTATATCATGCCTATGATACGCTACTCTCACTCATCATCTTCGTCAAGTCCTTCTTCACCCATATCAGTATTATTTGTGATGTACTCTTCTTCGTCACTATTGTTGAGATATTTTTCCAAAACCTTTCTCATGCCAAATTCTACGATTTGAGAGTCATATTTAGCATATACCAATGGATTTCCATCCTCGGAGATATAAGCAAGAATGACTCCTTTATATTTGTCGGCACTGCCACTCAACTCGTAAAGTTGATCAATTAAATTCGCTGGCATGTGAAATTTAGGAAGCTTGGTCAAGTCGTTAATAGCCATATTTTATATTACAGATATACTCCGTGAGATTCAAAAAATTCTTTATTTAATTCCTTAATGTCGTAAATTTCAATCAATTTAATATTGTTGATTTCACAGAACTCAAATTTTTTAGTATCTCTTTTTAATTGTTGTAAGAATTTAGCTCTACTGCTATGAAAGAATGGAACAAATTTTGTATGTTGTCTTCCTTGGACTTCTATAGCTATTTTTTTATTTGCGTTAAAAAAGTCAAAAGTCATGCGAGTATCAACAATGCGAAACTCTTCAAATACAAAATCTTCTGACCAATAAGCTTTTAGAAAGCGCTTTACCTCATCTTGGAACTTACTACGGGTTTTAGTGTTCCAATTAATGAGGTAATCTTTAGCGTTTTTTAAATTTTTTTCTTTTCCGTATAAGTTTTTAAATTTCATTTTGAACGAGCTTCTTGAAATACGATACAAGGAATTTCAGAAGTTTTTCGTCTTCTTCGATGATTTTAAATAAATTATTTTCTCCTTGAACTTTGTCAAGAGGGGGAAGACCAGCTTCGGAAAGCAGGGATAAGAATTCTTCACTTGGAGTATACCAAGCTCCGCCTTTAATAAACAACTCCCAAGCCAAAAGAAGATCAACGATTTCTTTTTCGATCCAAATAGACTTCCCACCGCTTCTTCCATAACGAATAGGATATGGAATAGTTAGGTTAGTCTTTTCGTTTGGAGATTTCTTGACAGTAACTTTAGCCCAATGCCCAACAGGAGGATTCTTTTGAATATCAATAGATTTATCGTTAGGGTTTTGAAGGATAATATCTCCCTTGTAGCGAGGCTCAAATTCTAAAATCCAGTTAGCGAAGTGCAGTAAAGCGTTGCCTCCAGTTGCAGATGTTTGGCGAATTGGGGCTTTTGAATATGGATCGAGCTTAATGTCTGCTCTGACTTGAGAGATGAAGATTGCCATGTGCCCTCTCTTGGTTAAAGCGATAGAAAGCTTCTTCATGAAAGTGGCGGCGATTACTGCTCCGCCAGCAACCTTAGCGCTTTCATCAAATGTTTTATCCATATCGTTTTTGGCGATCAAACCATCTACAGCATCAAGAAGGAAGCAGAACTTGATTTTCTCTTCATTCTTTGAAACTAGCTGACGCATTGCATCTACAACTGTTTCATAGATATTGCTTTCAAATACGAAACATGTGCCAGCAACCCATTCTTCAGGAGTAAACACAAATTTAACACCCGAACGCTTTTGCATTTCTGGAGACAAGCGTCCCTCTGCTTTGATATAGAAACCTTTTGAATTTGGCAGTTCCAGTAAAAAATTCTTCATTACCTCTAAGGCTTCAGAAGTTTTGCCGCCTTCGTTCATTCCAACAAACCTATGAAGTCCTGGCCCAAATCCGCCACCAAGCTGAGTGTCTAATTGAAGAGATCCGCTAGAAACTTTATAGTCAATTGTTTCTTCGAAATTATAATGATCTTCTGAATTTTGCTTTAGAAAGCTTTGCAATACATCGCTTGAGCTATTCTTATTTTCTTCTGGCTCTTTTGTTTCTTTAGTTTTTCTCATATAAAAAATCTTTAATGTTTTTGATCTTTCTCGCCACTTCTCTTTTCTCTACAGTGGGGTCATCTTTAAGTACGATCTCATCGACGTTTAATTTCACATCTGAGTTGTAAATCTTGAATCTATTATCCAAGTCTTTGAGAATTTTATCAGCAAATAAAATAGCTAAAGAGTCTCCCTTTAAAGAAAAGGAAGTGTCTCTTAAAAATTCAATGCTATACCTCTCAATCAAACGATTGAGTAATACATATTCGCGTTGCCAAAATTCCCTTCTTGATTTAAGAGGAACTTCAACAAATTTGGAGACTATGAGTTTCTTGTTTGGTTCTTTAGATTTAGCCACTAATCATTATATGGCCAATGAAGATCTGATGCAACCATTTTTTGAACTAATTTTGAAAATGATGTCTTAGGAGTCCACTCAAGCTCTTGTCTTGCTGGGGTTGAATCTCCCCAAAGCAATTCAACTTCCGCTGGACGATAGAATGCTGGATTGATAACAACAAGTTTTTGTTTTGTATCTTTATCAATAAAGACTTCTTCGACGCCGCTACCAGACCATTCGCCATTGATAAAAGTTTCTTTAAATGCTAGTTCTACAAATTCTCTTACGGAATGAGTTTCGTTAGCAGATAAAACATAATCTTTGGGAGAGTCTTGATTAAGCATGAGCCACACTCCGCGCACAAAATCTTGTGCATCGCTCCAATCTCTTTTCGCATCAAGATTACCAAGCTCCATAGGAAGGAATGGCTCATTGTTATCTTTTGCGTTATAGATTCTTGCTACGTTCTTGGTGATTTTACGGGTCACGAACTCTTCTCCGCGACGAACGCCTTCATGATTAAATAAAATACCTTGAACAGCATAAATATCGTAAGAGTCGCGATAAACTTTTACAAGGTGATGTGCAGCGCATTTAGCTGCTCCATAAGGTGATCTTGGACGAAACGGATGATTAATATCTTGTGGAGAATAAATTACATCACCAAATTGTTCACTGCTCCCAGCATTATAAAATCTAGTTTTTGGTGAGTGGTTGCGGATGGCTTCTAAACAGAAAAGAACTCCCATACAATTCGTTTGCATGTGATTTACTGGCATTTTCCAACTATTACCAACAAAAGAATTAGCGGCAAAATTAATGAAGTAATCAGGTTTAATTTCGCGAATTACTTGGTTGATATTTTCGGGATCAGTAATATCCAAGTCGATTGTAGAAAATCTTGAGTTATTTTTGAGATGTTCAATGTTGCTATGGTTAGGAACACTTAAACGTCGATGCGCTCCATAGATAAAAAAGTCTGTGTTTTTTAAAAGATAGTCTGCCATTAGTGAACCATCTTGACCTGTTGCCCCTGTGATAATGACTGTTTTCATGATTTAAATTCTGTTACTTTTGTGGTTGGAAAAAATTTATTTTGTAAAGTTATTTTACAATGATACCTTTTCATATTTAAATCATCAACTTCTTTTGCTGAAATTTCTCCATATCTAGCTTTTTCAACAGCTTCAAAAGTGCTTAAATTAACATCGACCAAATTTTGAAATTCTTTAGAATTTATAATATCTAAATGTTGATGTTCCCCAACTTGATTCAAAATATGTTCTTCACATAAATTTATATCTGTAATAGATTTTTCATTATTATTTTTTTTATGCTTAACATTTAAAATAGATAAGTAATCGTAAGCATATCCTTCGTCAACTAAAATAGTAATCATATTAAAAATATATATAATTTGAATCGGCGTGTGAATAATTCCATTCAACAGGATTGAATAATGGGTTATTCGACGGCTGGTAAACAATAGTTTTAGCTCCAACAGATACAGCTAGATGCTCGTCTCCAGTATTACAACCAATATACATTCCAACTTTTCTAAAAAGACAAATCATCTTTTTTAAATCTAAATTCTCAAGCTTATTTTCGCATTGTTCTTTATATTCGTTTTCGAGATTAATCATGGTGATGCAGTTTAAATCAGCATCTTTTATCATTTTTTGTATTTCAATACTTAAATTAACAGGAATATTCCTGACTGTCGCCCATTCTTTTGAGCAATGAGGAGTAAATATAATTGGATTTGCAATTGATTTTAAAAATGCATCCGCCCATCTTTCAGAATCTTCGTCTGTATACAAAACTAACGGTCTATTATCTAAATCTTCGGCATTATCAGGAAAAAAGTTTCTTAATTTTCTTGTAGCATAATGACCTGATCCTATGTCTGGTAAATCAAAAATATCATTAGTGATTTCAATATTAGCTAAGTTTTGAAATAGTATTGAATATTTTTCTTTATTAGTGGGTAATTGTATTGTGAATTTATTTGGGAAATACTTGCATATTGATGTTAGCAATAATAAATCTCCCAAACCTGATGTAGATGATCCAAATTTATTTAACATATTGATTTATTTTGTCTATTGTCAACGAAATGATTGCTTGTTTACAGAAATAATTTTTATAATTATTTTTTGACGATTCTTTATCGAATTCTAAGATTATTTTTTCAATAAAATCATCAGTCAAATCATTCCAATCTTGGATGCAGTATTGATTTGCAAATTTATCGGCATTTAGAATCTCTTCATTTTCATCTTTTTGAAAGATTACAATATTTTGAAAATATAAAGATTCAAAATATCTATATGATGTGGAGTGGAACGCTCCTTTGGGCGCTAAAACAATTTTACTATTCTTTAATATATTTAAATATTCGTCTGGATTTAAATTTTCATTAAAATTTTGTAAATTATTTCTATGCGTATAATGCAAATATTTTTTACAATTAAGTTGTTCTATTTTTTCTTTGAAAATAGTCCTAGAGGGATGAATGAATCCAGCGAAAAATATATCATACTCTCTTTGTTCGAAAGGTATGATTTCATGAGAATATAGATTATCATTAATAAATTTATTATTACCTAAAGGAAATGGAAAATATCTTTTATCACCACAGTTTCTATAAAAATTATTAAAACATATTTTAAAGTTTTGATTTTTAAGTTCAGAATCTTTCTCGCATCCAGTTAGGAATACAATATTGTTTTCTGTATTTAAGTCTACATTAATATCATTTGTGATATAAAAATTTATATCATCATGAAAGAAAAAGTCCGCAACTTGACTAACTATGTTAACCAAATAATTAAATTCATCTGGTACTACATCTGTAAAATGATATTTTAAATGAACTTTCATTTATGAAAAACTACATTAAATGGTGGATGTTCAATTTTATTATAGCCAAGATTTAAAAGCATGTTTTGAACGTCAGAACCATTTTGACCAAATGTATAAGAACCGTCTGAATGTATGTATTCATACTCTATATAATCTATAGAGTATTTGTTAAAATCAATTTGTTTAATTAATTTACAATCTAATCCTTCTGTATCTATATAAAATTTATCTATTTTTGATAAATTCAATGAGTCTAGAAATTTTTTAATATTTAAGCATTTTACCTTTACTTCTTTAACGTCTTGACGATGCCTTAAAACATGATTAATATCAATAGATGAGATTTGACTATGAATTAAATCTTCTGGAAAGAAGAAAGAAATTTCATCTTGATCTTCGGAATCCACTATTGCCAGTTCAAAAAATTCGACAAATTTAAAGTCTTGATATTTAATCTTAGCTTCTTTTAGCTTCTCGCCAAGAGGTTCTACCAAAATTAGTCTATCAATAGCATTACTATTTTCCGAGACAAATTGAAATACATGATCGTTGCCATCATGACAACCTATTTGGATAATATTCATAAAGTTTCTTTATACATGATTCGGCTATTATTCTCACCTTTGATGACATCTGTTAAATCAATAATGGAAAAGTCCGAGTATTTGTTTTTTAAATGATCAAACGAGTGATTGTAAATGTCCTCTAAAATAATAATTGATTCGCTTGGTTTCAATAATTGTTGGTAATTTTGAAGAAAGAAATCTTGTGTTTCTAGTGTATGTGGACCATCATCAATAATAATATCAAACAATATATTGTTGCTCTTAAAATAATCTAATATTTCATTATTGTAAGCATTACCTATGATAATTTTTACATTTTCTCCGTATTCATGGATATAGTATTGAGAAATATCAATAGCATATATTTTTGCATTTTTAAAAAAATGTTCCCATAATTTTAGAGAGTTTCCATATTGAATTCCAATTTCTAAAATATTGATTTTTTTATCTTTAAATTTTTCAAACTTTTCGCTATAAAAGTTAGAGATGTATTTGTGATACAATTCTTTGTCTGACTGATTATTTGTTTGGTGAAAGGCATCTATTAGATTCATATTTTTTGAGCTATGATTTTAATATTTAAATTATGACTGCGCGGATTCCTGAGAAGAGATTCATCTATTTGATCAAACTCAACACTTTTGATAGTGAATTGATTATTAGATAAAATATTATTTAATAGATCTAAAGAATACACGGACTTATGAAAGTCTTCATTTCTTGAAACTCCGTCAACCCAATTTTTGCCAGCAAATAGCATGTAAATAACTGTTTCTAAATCCCAAACATTTGCGTAATAAGCTCTAATAATAGAGTCCCAACATATTGTTTGTATAAATAATTGAGCGCCAGATTTACAAATTTTACTCCAATTTTTAATTGAAATTTTAAAATCATCAATAGACATATGCTCTATAATATCTTTAGCAAAAATTTCATCAACAGACTCGTCATTGAAATTCAAATTTCTTACATCTTGTACTACAACTCTAGAGTCTAGAGCGCAAGTATCTATATTAATATAGCCATCTTTAATATCTGGGCCACAGCCTAAATTTAATTTCATAATTTTAATTTATGCTTAATATAAGGATATTCAAAATCCTCATGTTTCATGTGAATTTTATGTGCTGGATCTTGTCCGCCACCTTCTACATACCAATGCTCATGCCAAAACTCATGATTTCTTTTAAGGCGAGAATCTAAATCTACATAGCCAAAATGGACAACAAAAGGCGCTAATCCATTCTCTAAATCTTCTTTAATATTATTGGTAAACGCCGTGCTGACGTAATTACCTTCAAGATCAACAAGATCGCAACCGTCACCAATTAATGTATTGATCGTTCCATCTAGTTTACGAGACTGCTTACATGGGGCGCGATATGCTTGTCCTTTATGAAAATATTGCTTATGATTGATTGAAGACAGATGCTCCCAATCTTTATATAAATTAACTGAAGCTACGCTAAAACATTGCTGATTAGCAAACATTAATTGCATCGCCATGTTTTCCCAAATTGGCTTTTGCCAAAGAGGAATATATTCATCAAGATCAAGTTGAATCTTAAAGTCTTGAGTGCAAGCTTGTAATGCTTCGTTCTTAATTTTGCCATCAAGCCAAGGGTCTTGATAGCTAAAATTGGTTTCGATTATTTTCCAATTATTATATGAGTGGAGGGTCTTTTCAATCTCTTCTTTAGTGCCGTCTGTTGATGTATTAACGGCAATCACAACCTCATCCGCAAACTCGCAAGAGTTTTGAATACTTTGCTGCCAGCCAGTGAAGCCGTGCTTAATTAAGTTAAAAGCGGAATGATAGATACTAAACATAAAACCCTACCACGATAGTACGCAGTAGGGTTTTGTTTTCTATATTATTTTATTATTATTCTTCTTCGATTTCTTCGGCAATAGAAAGTTCAGGATTTTCAGCTAAAAGAGATTCTTGAGAGAACTCTTCTTCGCCATCCCATTCATAATCTTCTGCTTGAGCTTTTTCATAAGCTTCTTTGTCTGGATAATCTTCACTCCCTGGTTTTGCAGGTTTGTAATTTTTACCCATTTTCTTTTTCTTTTTACGAATATTTTCCCAAAGGCCAGGCTTTGCGCCCTCTACTTCAATCAAGTTTTCAATCTCGTCTTCGCATTCATTGCATTCTCCATTACAGTCACACTCTGAACCAGTGATCTTGCTAACTGGTTTAGCACTCCACATTTTACACGACCAATAATTAGCCTTCCATTTAGGTCCAGGGCTATCGCATCCGTGACGAGCGCGATAGCTTTTGCGCCTCTCTGGATCGTCGCGTTTGATTTCCATATTAGGATCGCCAAACTTAACTACGACAACATTGCCTTTATCGTTTTTGACATAAACACCAAATTTTTTATTAGAGCCAGATGGAAGTCTAAACGGCTTATTCAGTGTCTTATTTTTCTTATCTTCAGCAAGAGACTCTTCATCAATCTCGACTTCTGCTTTAATTTCAATATTAAATACCCCGTTCTCCATCAATTCAATCGAGGAGAGAGAAAGCTCAAGATCCGAAAAGTTAAAGCAGTCTGAGTCTTCAAGAAGATCGGCGTCTTTTGTTTTAACAAATCTATTAACTCTAGCCATAGCTAATTGAAGGTCTGTCTTCCCTGGGCGGAAGAAGCTATCGCATTTCGCGATTCCAATAACAAAAACTTTTTCAAGATCATTTGCATTGAGTTCGTTCTTTTCAGCTTTAGATGCTAAAATAGATTTGATCTCATTAGGAACACAAATGCTAGCCTTGATTTTAAACTCCTCTTTAATCGTTTTTGGAAGAGAGGATTGTAAACCTTTTCTTTTGGCGATTTTTACGAGTTTGCTTTTGAATTCCTCATACGACATTTCTCCCTTATATCTGCCAAAGTTGCTAACAGCATCTTTAACATCTTGACCTGTCATGATGGGAAATTTACGTTCACTTGGAATCAAGAAATCAGAATCTTTTAACTCTGTTCTTTTGACTCCACCGTATTTTTCGGCGGCTTTAATTTGTTGAGAAAAATCTACTTCCATGATAGCTTTTTACACTTAAAAATGAATTTTATATTGAAATTTATTAAGCTTCGCAGCTAGAACACGCAAGAATATTTCTAGCAAGCTCTTGACTAGGATTGGCGCTTCTTTGATAATACAGGGATTTGATACCGTTCTCCCAAGCGAAAATCATTAATTGATTAACATCTTTTGGAGAAGTGTCTGGAGGAATCATAATATTTAAAGACTGACCCTGATCAATATACTTTTGTCTAGCAGCAGCTTGAATGATAATTTCTTT